CATTACGGTTAAAATAATCAGGATCGGGAGCAAAATCCCTAACCTTGCGCTAATAAAGGCGACCACTCCGGCCGCCCCTGCTGATACTGCATAATATACTTTTTCCATTTTCTTTTACCTTCCCTTTCTATAAGCTAAACACAAAGTAATACCTTTTTAGGTCTGGCTCTGATTTCCATATTGTTTCCTCCCTACTGCACTCCAACTTTGGAACTTAATATGATTGCATCAAAAGTATTTGGCACTGTAAGAGGTTCTTTAAACAAAATATCAGTCCATCCGTTCGCTCTGATATTGGTAGTATAATCTCGTTCTTCCGCAAAATATTTTCCATTCACGAACAAAAGCAGTATGTCTTTCGTTTTATCATATTCTACATTTATGTTGGTGGATGTTTGTGTTGTTGGCGGAAGTCCGAGGGTTTGATTTCTGGCCACTCGCTTTTCTATGTAGGTGTCAACTCGTAGATCATCTGTGAGCGTGTTAAACCAGCCCTTAAAATTTTCGTAAAATTCCTCATATGCCGTTTGCCACTGCGTAAATAAAGCTGCAGTGTCAACCTGATTAACCAACCCGGTGATCCATCCACAGATTTTTGTATCTGCCCGTGTATCCGTAATCTTGGATTGCGTGACAGTGGTTGTCTTTGGTTCGACGAAAACTTTTGCCAGGCACCACTCCATAACGGTTTCTGACCTTGTCATATCCGGGACAACCGGGAAACTGGACGCATTGCCTTGTTTTAATTCAATAGTGCAGCGTCTTTGTACAAGGTCTAACTTCATAATTATTGCATCGTATCGGTACAGGGTTACATCTGCTGCCGGGATGCTGATATTAATTATCGAATCGCTGTTTAACCAGTGTGATTCCAGCATTGCATACCCCGGCTGAACCTGTACCTGCATGCCCGTTCCGGTCAGGACCTGTAAGCTAGTACTTGGGTTTGGATAAACGCCGGAACTTACCAGCTTTCCAAGGTACCGCCCCATATCTTCGGCATTATAAAGTCTGTCACCGTTGACGCTGTTAAAAAATCCACTCTCTATTGCCATTATTTTACCTCCCATGTCGCTATTGTTGGTATTGCCGTGTATCCGTTTTCATCCTCCGACTCTATGATCTCAATGATGATAGGAGCGGCCTCCATGCCGTATTCGTTTTTGATCTGTATTGTATCCCCCAGAAAATAATCTTCTTTATACCTATAACTGATACGTGTCTCCACTTCACCTGTGTATGCTTCTGTTATGGCTGTTTCTGCAAGTTTTTCCTCCCCTCGCTGGATTAAATTTTGTTCATACTCTTCATCCGATATTTCACCGCTATTGCTTGACACGTCTCTTGCATCCACAAATAATTCATATCGGCTTAAATCCGCTGCGTCACCTATGATCTGAGTGCGGCGCTCTGCCCCTTCACCTTCGCCGGCAACCAGAGCAACATTATTATAGTTAGTAGAATCCAGTGTATATTCTGATCGCATAAAATTATCAAACTCCGGCGAAAACACTACATAAGGATTTGTGTTTTGATTATAAGAGCGATCCATGCCTTTGTATAATTGAAATACAAATGAATCATTCTGAATAGTTACCTTAAAGCCCCAGCCGTAAGTTTTACAAGTCTCTGAAACGTAAGTCAGTAAATTGTGTCCGGTGACTTGCGTCTCCATAGTCTCCGTGAAGCCCTGCAGTGCCCCAAGTTTTAATCTTTGTATCTTTCTTGACAAGGCATCCGGCTCTATGACATTTTCAATAATAAGGCGTCTGATGCATTCTTCTACTCTTCCGGATAGGCTTGTTTGACGCCAGATAATCCTGCGCCCCAAAATAGATTCCAGTGACGGTCCCGTAATTGTCATATATCCGCCATTTTCAATGTCCGCAGTAATTTTTATTTTTTTAATAATCATTACTGACTCTTCATCCGGTCGCAAAAGATAATAGTTTTCTTGCAAAAGTTGAATATTATTATCAGACGCCGGAAGATATAATTCAAAGTCTCCCGATTCGTAATGTCTTGTTGTCCAGATTAAGGACGAAAACGCGTCTATTATGCCGATGGCTTCTAAGTTCGTATTATAAACATACGTTTCCAAGGCTACACCCCCTCGTAAATTGCCCTATATGTGATTGACACTGTTAGATGTTCGCTGCCGCTTTGCGCCTCGTAAGTAAACACATTGTCCCCGGCCTCTAATTGAAACCAATCTGGATTTGATAAAATATAATTAATGATGTTGATGTATCCGCCTGATCGAAAAAGTAGAACGCTTTTTTCACCTTTGTTCGTGTTTACAATGATCTGATCCCCTGGCTCCATTCTTAGATTTAATCTGAATGCTCTCCTGGTCTCTGCGTTATAAACGACCGGGCTTTGTACATATCCGGTTGCGGTGAGGGTCATAATGATGCCCGTGTCATGCTCCGTTGGTATATTAATGCGGTTGACTAAGTCTAATTCTGACAACGCTATCCCTTCTCGCGGAGTGGAAATCGGAAATTCTAACAGATCGATCACCTGGCTAAAAACAATACGGCTTTCTTTTACATCCTTGAAAAACGGATCAGGACACATGATAGATATTTGCATAACTTCGTTTTCTGTGAATAAATCGCATTCCATCGTATCAATGTACCCTTCTGCGTACACGTCCCTTATATCATTCGAGTAATAAATTTTAATGTACTGCTTTGCCTGGAAATAATCGTATATTGCTATGCGGTTGCTTTCCACCGGCTGGTTAATTTTTAACATGATAACAACATTTCGTTCATTGATCTTCGAACTGTTGAAAAATTTCCCGTCAAGGTTAGCAACCGCCGACATATTTACGGTTGCGTTCGGGGGATTAAGCCCCGTAACGCTCATAACCTCATAGCTTGGATTCCCGGTTAATTCAATAACCCTCCCTCTTTTATTTTCTGCCTTGAGTGTGAACATGGAACTTATACCCCCTTTGCAAATGCCAATTGGTTCTTCGTCTGGCGGTAAATTTCTAAGCGGCTAAGCGCTTTCGGGCTGTTGTTTGTTTGATAGAAATTGTATACCTTGTTGGTGGTTGTTGCGCTGGTACCTGATCCCGTTCCGGAAATATCCGTAGGCAGCGCCGCTACAATTGCTTTTTTAGCAGCTTTCAGGGACTCTACGAAACCAATTTCATACCCTTCCCCGGAGTAAACGCCTATTTGCTCAAAAACCTTAGACGGGCTATTGATTTTCAATGCTTTGTTCATGGCCTTGGTGATGGAATTTGTTATCTTCTTAATTGCCTTATCCGCTTTTTTAGCCTTTTTGGTCATGCCATTTATGAATCCTTCTATTGCATTTTGCCCGGCAGTCTGCAGCTTGGTTTCCACGTCTGCGAACGCCGCTTTTACCTTGTCTGTGTATTCCGTTTTAATAGCGTTTACCTGTTCTTTGTAGAAAGACGCTGATATGTTCTTGGCGGTGTTGATTTTATTTGTGTAGGCGTCATTATAAGCCTTTAATTCGTCGGCGGACATTTGGAGCAGCGCCGCCGTATAGTCTACCGCATCCTGGACATTCATTTCTGCAATTTCATTCATTAATTCATCAGAAATTTTACCTTTTAAAGCTTCAAGATTCTTTCCGTATGTTTTCAGGGTATTGATATTGTCATTGATGTTGGAAACAATCAGATTATTACTCTCATCACGGGTGAATAAATCCCCATATCCGCTTAGCTTTTGATTTAGGTTGTCTTGCAGCTTGGCGATCTCATCATATTTAGCCTGTGCTTCTTCCGCTATCTGGGTCAGCTTATTCGATAAGGTTGTTTTTATCTTATCCGCTGCCGCTGACATAGCTTTCTCATAAGCCTCCATAACAGATTTCCCAGACTTTGCATACTGTTCTTTTTTCTTTTTTGCACTTGCTTTTAACTGGTTGATTTCTTTCGTCAGCGCTTTGTTATTTGCGCTTATTTGCTCGTTTATCTGGTCCTTGTTGTTTTTACTGATTTGCTTTTTCAGGGCTTTATTTTCTTTTTCAATCGCTGCTTTACGCTTTTCAATGGTTTCTTCCGTTTTTTTGTCTATGGCACTATTCTTTTTTGACGCTTCTTTATCTATCAAGTCCTGAATATTTTTTGAGGAGGCGCCCAGCATTTCTTTATAGCCCTTTTCAAAAGATTTAACTGCGTTGGCTCCGGCAGACTTATAATTTCCGTTTGCATTCAATGCGGTTTTTAATAAGTTGTTGCATAGTTCGCTCATGGTGTTCATGGCACCTGCAGTTGCTTTCCCAATCCCCACTTGAATACCTGCAACAATCTGTTTTCCTACCTGATCGCGGAATACGCGTGATGGCGATTTGATACCCAGGCCATCTTTCGCACCTTTGACCAATCCTGAAAAGAAGTTCTTGATATTCGCCATAAACTGGTCTTTGGCATTAACGATGCCCTGCCATACACCGTTGACAATGTTTTTACCTATTTCCAGCATCCTTCCCGGTAGTTCTTTTACGCCATTCACAACGGCATTAAACAATTCAGAGGCTGCCTGTCTGCCTTTTGCGGCTAAATTAGTGCCCCATTCGATTACTTTTGTAATTGCGCCCTTAATCGCTTCATAAACTTTCCCCGGCAGGGATTTTATGTTATTAATGACATTCTTTAAAAAGTCTGATGCTTTTTCCCGCCCGGTCTTTGCCATATCCGTTCCCCAGGCAACTACTTTCGTTATGGTATTTGACAACCACGTCCATATCTTGCCGGGCAACTCCTTAATGAAGTTAATCACACTTGTTATGAAGTTGGATGCTTTCTCTCTCCCTGTGGATACAAGGTTGACGCCCCATGCTGCCACCTTGGCTATTGTATTTGTCAGCCATGTTGCAAACTTACCAGGCAGCTGCTTGATGAAATTGATTACGTTAGTTACAAATTTAGGTATCTCTGTTTTTGCGAAAGTAATTAGTTTTATTCCAAAGAGTAAAACCTTTCCAATGGCAAGGCCTATAATGTACCCAATTTTATATGGCAGCTGTTGAAAGAATTGGATCACGTTTGAAATAAAGTTTGACCCGGCTTCAATCCCTTTTTTGATCAGATTACTGGTCCATGACGCTACATTTGAAATAACATTTCTTAAAAATGCTGCTATCCTGCCGGGTAACTGTGAGAAAAAAGTTATCACGTTCGTGAAAAAATTTCCCACTGCCGTGACTGCTGTCATAAAAGCGTTGGGTATGGTCTCGGTAAAGAATTTCGCAATGGCGTTAACAACAGTTCCAACAACCGACTTGATTCCTTCCCACAAACCTATCCAGAAATTACGAAATCCTTCCGACTTATTCCAGAGCAATGCGAATGCCGCAACCAATCCGGCTATCGCCGCTACAACTAGTCCAACCGGGTTCAAGGACATAGCTAGATTTAGAGCGTACTGTGCAAGTGTCATTCCTTTTGTAGCTTTCGTCACACCGCTAATTAATGACGATATTGCAACCACCGCTTTATATGCCGCAAATGCCGCTGTCGCTGCCAAGACAACCGGTACTATAGCTTCAAAATTGTTTATAAGGAATTTTATCGCTTTCGTAATCGGCGTGAGGATTGGCAGCACGTCAGACAGCCCATCCGCTAATGCGTTAATTATTTCTTTTCCCGTCGTAATTATGATTGGTAAGTTTTCCACAATGGCATTTACGATTCTTGTGAGGGCTTCTTTTGCAACCGGAATCAATGTGTCAAGATTATTCGCTATCCCGGTTACAACTGCCGTTATTAATCCTGCTGCAATTTCAGCGACTAATGCCATTTTAGACGCAAAACCCTCTGCGAGACCGCTTACGATTTCCCCTGCGAGTGGCAGCAAATTAGGCAGTATCTCCCGTATCCCATTAAGAATGGTTGTATAAATAGAAACGCCGCCTTTTACCAGGCTTCCTGATCCACTTGCTAATCCGCTTAAAAACGAATTGATTGTTTCCACGCCGGAACTTACTATATCCGGCAGGCGCCCGTTTATTGTATTTATAAAGCTTCCCAATACGCCGGTAATGCTTGCGCCGATCGTTTCCCAGTCTCCAGTTTTAAAAGCTGAATACAGAGATTGTAATTCCGTTGCGGCATTACTGACAAAAGTATTGACGGCATCACTCATGCCGCCCATGGCATTGTTTACAACTGTTTTGAATGAATTGAGACTTTCCGCAATGCCTGGCAGTCCGATAGCCGCCATTCCATCATTCACGGATGTAATCATATTTGCGAGATTTTTAGTTACTGCCGTCTTGATATTTGTAAATGATGTTTTTACGCCGACACTGGCCGTTTTGGCAACTTCGGCAAATCCTCCCGTGCCTTCATTGAGCTCAATAATCCTATCGTTAAACTCACCGAATGTAACTGACCCCGATTGTAACGCTTCATACAAATCAGTTTTCGCCGATTCCCCTGCAAATCCAAAAGATTCAGCCGTCTTAGTCAACGCATAGCCCATCGTCTCATTCAAAGTGTTCCATGACTGCATATCAACCTTGCCCTTGGCAAGCATTTGCGAGTACTGCTTCAAACCTCGCGAAGCGTCCGCTGAACTAGAGCCGCTTGCAAGAAACGCATTATTAAGTGCTATGGTGGTGTCCGTTGATTTTTCCAAATTTCCGGTTAATATCGTTAGATTTTGAGCAGTGTCCACGACATCATCCAAGGCCGTTGGCAGTCCGTCAATCCCATCCGATAATTTTTTTGTTGATTTCTCCGAGTCCTCCATGCTGAAACCTAATTGTTCCATCATTTTTGGATATTGCGAAAGCGTATCAAACCGCTCTATTGCGCCGTCCATGGATCCGCTTATAGAGCTGAACCCTTTTTTAATTAGGCTGATTCCGTTTGACACTGAAATCACGCTTGCAATTTGCGTTGTGAGATTGAGCGTTTCACTGGCCAGTTTTTTTATTGGACCCAATGCCGCCTTGATTCCGTCAGCAAGCAAAATGGAAAGAGCGCCCTTCATGACGGTGAAACCATCACTTGCGGATTTCGCACTGTCTTCCACATCGTCAAATGACTTGTCTAATTTATTTGCAGACTCTTCCGCTCCGGATAATTTATCTTTGTTTTCTTTCAGCTCCCCCGACAGGCTGTTGATCTCTCCGGCTAACTGCTTGGCCTCCTCACTGTTTTTTCCCTGCTCTAACACGACGTCTGTATATTTCTTTTTTAGCGAGTCTAACTCGGATTCCTGATCCGATATGGTCCGCTCCAACTGTTCGGATGCCGTGGAGCTTTTCCTTGCTGCCGCTTCCATTTCATCTAACTGGTCAGAGTATTTCCCTATCTCTTTTTCAGTTTTTGCCACGGCTCCTTCCTGGTTGAGCATGGTGACGCGCAATTTTTCCGTTGCCTGCTCATTTGCCGCCTGCTCTTTTTCAACTTCATTCAGGGCGTTCTTGTATTTTTTGGCTTCGTCTGAACTTTTTCCGTATTGCTCAACTGCTTTTTGGTATGCGGCACGTAATTCTTCCGCTCTTTTAGCATTCTCTGTTTTTGCCTGCTCCGTCCTCTTCAACTCGTCCTTGTAGCTTTGCAGCTTTGACTTTCCGGCCTGCAGGGCGGAATCTAGCTGCTTTAATTTTGCGCTAACGCCATCAGCTGATTTCCCCCAGCTATCCATGCCGGAAGTGGCGGCTTTAAATGTTGCATTGGCAAGTTTTATCTGCTTGCCGGCCTCCGTTATATTCTTTTTAAGATCTGATATATCGACCTTGAATTTTGTAGTGATTTCCTCACCCTTCGGCATATGTCCACCTCCTAAAACCAGTTATCGCTTGCAGGCCTGCGTATTGTCTTTTTCCCTTGCGGCTTTCCGCTTTTTTCTTCTCGCCGCCGCATAAGGGTTAAATCCGTAAATAAATCAATTACATAAAAAAACGTCTCCCGTTCTATCGCGCTGGGCGTATAGGCCGGAAACGTCTTGCATAAGTTGTATTCTAATTCAAACAATAGTTCGGGCAGAGGCGTATCGTCTACGCCCCCTTTGTGTTTGGGTCCGTTGGCAGTTGCGTCATTTTAGCGGCTGCTCCTTTTGCAATCGTAAGAATCAGGGGAATAAGTTCGGAAACATCGACATTATCCCATTCCTCTTCTTTTACATCCTGAAATATTGTGCTTAACAATTTTGTAATTTCAACCCAAGCATTCGCAACCGTTGTTAGAATGTCTGTTTCGTTCTCATTTCCAACGTTTAGTAATGCCATGAGTTTTCGAATGACGCCGAAGCGGATAGCTACCATTTCCCCCTTAGCGGTTCTGATATACTTACCCTCTTCGTTGTAAATATTCAACTTTAAATCCATAATTGTCCTCCAAATAAGAAAAGTGAGGGGCATTACTGCCCCTGTGAATGTGTTACGGTGTTGTTTTCGCTGTTACTGTATCCGGCGTTTGCACCGTGTCGAAGAATGTAGCGGTATCCACCAACTTCAGGGATTCATCTACTATAACCGCTTTTGCCGTTTTCTTCGTTTTATTGAATTTGTGGATAGTGTTAATGCCTGTGTAAGTCAATTCCTGCCCGTTTGCGTCTGTGCCATCGTCTTTTGTGGCATGGGTGCTTGCGGGGATGTTAAACCGTCCTTTGTTTCTCCATACCAGCATTTTTGTGCCATCTGTCGTCTCCGTTGTATAACCGATGGCAAAGTATTTGGATTCCCTTTCACCTTCTACCATCATTCCCGTAGTTTTATCGTAATACTGACCTGTGATTTCTCCCAGCGTTGGCAACGGGATCAGAGAAGTGTTCATCTTTACTTCATCCGCACCCGTAGAGTCAATGACAATTGCAGGAACGTTGTCATAATAATGCGTTGCACTATCGCTTGATGTCTCTTTATTTAACTCGGATACTCCTGACAACGGCTTTACTTCTCCGTATTCAATTTCATCTTTTGTGTCTTTGATAAGTTCCGCATATACCAGCCCTTCAATGCCTCTGTATTCCTGGATTACTAAATCTCCCATAATAACCTCCTAATTCTTCCGGTAGAGCACATGCACCCCTCTACCGTCATGCGTGGGTTCGTCACTGGCAACGCTGTACCCGTCACCTGAAATGATAAACCCTTGTTTTTTAAGTTCCTCAATTGCTTCCCGTAATTTGGTATAGACCAATTCCGGGTCATTACTGTAAAAATTAACATCGTAATCATAGACAAGCGAATGGTCTTTATTGTCATAAAAACCCTCACTCATGCTGTTGTTGTTCCAAAATGTAAAGAAATGGTCGGGGTATTTTTCGTTCTCAGATAACGAACCTTGCAACTTTACAGGATAAGCAAACCCTTGTAAAATTTCTATCAATTTATCCTCCATGAATCATCCTCCCATCTGCTTTAAGATTTCATCATTAAATATTTCCTGCTGAATCTGTGTAACTTCTTTTTTTATCCCACTGCCGTAAATGGCATTATACATTGCCTGATCTTTTTTCATCCTCGGTGTGCCATACATAAGGAATACTGATGGCAATCCACCGGATCCCAGATTGAAGCCAACCGGGAGTTTGCCTTGCGTTCCACTCCACTCAACGGATGTGTTCTCGTCAATGGACGCCTCTGTGGCACCAGTCAGATGATGGCGTGACATGACCTGATGCAATTTCGGCGTAATATGCTCTTTGGACTTCACCAGGCATTTTTCAGCGACATTTTTTATATCTCCCCCTAATTTTTCCAGGCGTCGCGCATATAGGTCTAAACCCTCAAAACTTAACCCAAGCCTGTTTCTTCCCATTTATGCGCCGCCTTTCACCTGGCGGACTTTGAACTTTAGGAATTGATTTCTTTGGCTGATATTCTCCGGTTCGCCTATCACTTCATAAACAGCGTCTTGATTATTGCATAGCGAAATTCTGCAATCCGATGTTATGTCCGGCCGGTACCATGTTTCTATGCTTGCGGTGTCCTCCACAGACCAAACCCCGTTTGACTCCGTTTCCGTGCCGCCGTAAGTCTTAAAACTCCCCATGAATAAAAGGCCTTCCTGCGGATAGGTCTTTTTCGTGGAGCCTTTCGCCGTTACATATTCCGG